AAGAAAAATTGAAAATTAGAATTTATTAATTTATTATATTATCTAAAAATAATAATTATGACAATTGATATTAATCTTAATAAAAAAATTAATGATATTATTGATAATAATTATGTTAAAGGAACTGCTACTAAATATAAATCTGCTGTTAATTCCTTTTCTAAACATACTAATTTAAAATTTGAAGATGCAATTAATAATATTGATAATATTAATTTCTTTGCATATGAAAAAAATAATAAAGGGATACGAAATATTTCAACTAATTATAATTATATTAACCATGTTAAATGTGTTGTTGATAAATGTATTTTATGTAATTATAATTTTATTGATCCTGATATTAAAACATATCTTGATGAAGTTAATGATAAATTAAAAAATGAAAGAAATGATAATCCAACTATTCAAATTCCAAAAACTAATAATACATTAGAAGATATTTATGAATTACTTACTAAATTTGATAATGAACCTTTAAAATTATTATATCTTCAATGTAATTTATTTATACCATGTAGAAGATTAGAAGATTGGAAATATGCGGTATTTGTTGAAAAATTACCTATTAATCCTGATATTAAATTAAATTATGTTGTTGTAGGCGATGAATATGTAAGATTATATTTTAATAGATATAAAGAACAAGTTCATAAAGTTTTAGGTGTTTGGGATAAAACTTTAAAAAATGATAATTTTGAATATATTCGTTTTTTAACTAATACAAAACTTGATCCTGAAAAATTAGGTTTATTACTTAAAAATTCTTATTTTAATAATAAAAGAGAATATTTATTTGGATATCCTGATGACAATAAATTTAATATTTTTAGTAATAGTATATTTGGATTATGTAAAGAACCTACTACTCAAAATATTGTTAGACATTTGTTTATTACTAATTTTAAAGATAATTATAAATTAAATCAACAAACACAATTAAAAATTGCAATTGATATGGGTCAAAGTAATATTAATATTCAAGCCCAATATGAATTAATACCTGAAAATGGAGCTTTAAAAAATAATAAAGTTTCATTTGATTTAGATTCAAAATTAGATCAAACCCAATTGCAATTACAAAATATTATTGATGATTCAGATATTAAACTTATTGAATTATTAAAAGAAACTGAATTAATAACGTTAAAAAAAAATAAAGCTATTCAATGTTTAAAACTTTATAATGAACTTAAAAATATTTAGTTCTTAACTTGATTTGTTTTATGATATAAATCTAATAATAATTTATTTTCTTTTTTTAATTCTTTTATTTCCAATAATAATTCTATTAATTTTATATGTTTCTCACAATTTATATGTTTGTAATAACTTACATGAGCTATTTCTATTCCACAATCACATATAAAACGTGATGGCATTTTTATTATATATGTTATCAATTCTTTATATATTTATTATTCTAAAAAAAACCAGCATTATATTGTGCTCGGTTATCAATTTTTTCTTTAAAAGTGCTTTCATTACCATTTCGTTTCCATTCAGGTATATCTTCTTTATTTATTACATCACGGAATGTTGGTTTCATTATTTGAGTCGTTGGAGGAGGACGTAAATATTTAGCATTGAAATTTGAATCATTTCTTTGTTGATTTGCTTCATGTTTTGTTGAATATAAACTGCTATTTAATCCTTCTGTTTTTGATTTATTTGTTACTGCTTCTAAATAACTTGGAACTTTCATTCCTTCGCGCCATTGTAATTTATCAGTATTTACAACTTGATTTTTGATTAATAATGATTTTACTCCAGGGGTGTGAAATTGATCACCTACTGCTTGATTATTTTTTGCTATTAGATAATCATCTCTTCTTTTAGCTATTATTTTTTCACGATTGCGTAAATAAGATTCTTTTTTTTGTTGTTTTATCTTATCTGCACGATCCATTTTTAATATGTTATAATATTTTTATTATTAGTGCGAAATATTATATATTTAAAAAATAAAAATGTTTAATTTTTTATTGACATTATTGGTTTTAGTTTTTTCTATTTATGGTTTTAATTTATGATTCTTGTGTAAGTGTAGCTAAATATTCCTGATGTTTTTTTGTTCTTTTATGATTTGCTTTTTCACTAATTCTTAATTTAATTCCACATTCACAATTATAAAATGTTATATAATTTTGATGTTTTTTAGTTTTAAAATGATGTGATTGATTGTTTTTATTAACTATACTTCCACATTCACAATCAAATTCTATATTATTTTTTTTATATTGTTCTCTTTTAGCTTCTTTATTTTTTTCAATATTTTGGTGATATATATTTTTACGTCTTTCAGTAATTGCTTCTTTATTATCTTCATAATATTTTTTTTGTTTTTCAAGTACAGTTTCTTTATTAGATTCAAAATATTTTTTGTTTTGTTCTTTTATTTTTTCTTTATTATTATTTCTATAATCTTGTGTTTTAACAGAAATAGTTTCTTTATTTTTTTCATAATAATTTCTTTTCTTTTCTAAAATTTCTTCTCTTTTTGAACCTTTGCGATATTCTTTTGTTTTAATAGCAATAGTATCTTTATTTTCTTGCCCATAATCTCTTTTCTTTTGTAAAAGCTCTTCTCTTTTTGGACCTTCGCGATATTCTTTATCTTTTTGTATTTTTTTAAGGTGTAATACAAATGGATTTAAACTTTCATATTGAGAATTCATTCCATTATTTACTGTATTATTTATTACTTGATAATATCCTTCTCTTTTTTTTAATTGATTAAAATTATCACAAGGCCATTTTTCAATTAGTGTTATTTTAAATTGTTCAATACCTAATTCTCTAATTTTTTGTATAAATTTACAACTTTCAATGTTATTTTTATTTTCATAAATTGCTCTAATATTATGTCTTAATAATCTTTTTTCTATAGGTTCAACAGTTGAACCTATATAATCTTTATTGTCAGTTTTACATTTAATTTTATAAATCTTTCCTTTAGAAAAGTCTTTATTGTTTTTACGTGTAGCCATTTTTATACTTTATTTTAAGGATAATGATTCTTCAATTTTTATCATTTTTTAGTATAAAATTAAAAAAAATTAATTTTTTTGGTTATTAATACTGTCCTAAAAGTTTTAAAAATATTTAGTATTATATTTTTTTTAAAAACCATAAAATGGTTTTAAAGTACAACCTCGATGGATCTCCCACCTCCAACTCTAAGAATAGATGTTGATTTTGCGATCATTAAAACATAATTTACTGTAGTACTTCCTGTACTTTCAAATGAAAGTTGACAAGAACTACCTAAAGTATTTAATCCACTCGTAGTACGACTGTCTGCGTCGCAACCTAAATTGAATGATTGAGCAAAAATACAGAAAGATGATAACCAAGATGCTTTGGTAATATTGGGGCTGATGCCATTGGTAACATCTTGGGCGGCGTTAAGAGCATTTAGTAGTAATGGATAGGAATGATGTTTGCCAGCGGTAAATTGGGGGTAGGCAACATTATTAATTGTGAATTTCCATGTGTCAAGACCAGTTCCTGTTGTGTCGAATTGAGCTCCACGTCCAGATACTGCGTTAACAGCAGATAGTGTGTTATAAGCTGTGGGAAAAGTGCCAATTAACATATCTAGGCTTTGTGTGCTTATAGAAAATCTCGAACTTTGGTTCATAGTAGAGGCGCTGAATAAACTGGTCATGTATGAATCAAATGGCATTTCATATTGATTACCTGCGCTTAAAAATTGTGCGTGAAGCGGGTAAAAGACACCATCGTCTATTGATAGGGTGTTGACGGTGAAATGAAGGTCATTAAGGGTATAGGAGGCAGTGGTGGGGCCTGTGGTGTTTGCTTTTACTAAGCAATTTCCATTTGCAAGAGAAATTGATAGACGAACATTACCAAGCATTGCTGTGTCAATTACATCTGGTTTTACACTACCGATGAAACCTAACCAATTTTGTATGCAAAAAGGTTCATTGGTAAGGTTAGCAGTGGGATTGGCAACATCACCGGCATTTGCGTATACAGCACGTTTGTTTTTCATGTCTGTTCCTCCTACAACAGGGAGAAGGGCGTTGTATACGTAGTTAAGATTGGCACAACTTCCAATTGATTGGCCATTAATTTCAACTGTTAGCTTATCTATTAGGGATTCTATTGATTGCGGTGCAGTTGCAAAATTATTAGTGCCACCAGAAGCCGTTGTGGTCATGGTAAAGTGGAAAGCAAGTGTTCGTAAGTCAATTAAACTGTTAGCAGGAAGGTCTACGGTAATAATTTGACCAGCACTGACAGAGTCAACACGGTAGGGGAGTAGTTTAACAACATTTGTGCTAAAATTGCTTACTTTATTAACGAAATACGACAATGATTTGGGGTAAACCATTTTATTATTTTAATATAGCTTAAAGATTTTATTTTTAGCTAAACTTAAAAAATTAATTAATTAATTTTATTTCTATAATTTTTTTGACTTTTCTTACCAAATTTATTTTTTTTAAATATTTCTTAATTGTTTTGATTCACCACGCATTGAATTAATTGCACCTAAAGATGTTTGACCACCTCGTGTTTCTTTATTTTCTTTATAATGAGGTGGCATTGTGTTTTGTTGCATACCTGTTAAATTTCCTAATGATTGTATTAAAGGATTTACAACTGGTTTTACAAATAATTCTTTATTTGTTGCTAAACTATCTTGGATATTTAAATTATATAAATTATTGTTATTATTATTTTTCTTATAATATTGATTTGCGTTATTATAATTTGATATATAACTTGGTTTATAAGGCATCGGTTTTAAAGTATCATATGATTGATTATTTTTGGTTACTGTATTTAAATTAACTTCTTGAGTATTTGTCATTCCAATTGTTCTTGATCTAGTATGTTGATTCGCTTCAAAGTAAATATTTGGACCTTTTCGTAAATCCATTTTATTATACTAAATATTTTTATTTTTATATATTATTATTATTAAATGGCTAATCTTAATTACATTGGATCAAAGTTTCTTTATTTAACTAGTAAAAATCGTCAAAGTGGTAATATTAATGGATGTATGCTTACATTTCCTCAAGCTCTTTTTACTCAAAATAATACTAATAAAAAAACTATTTTAAAAGTTAATCTTCAAAATCTTACTTTAAATCATTCTTGGGATAATGTTAGTAATAGATGTAATTCTTTTTTATCTAACGGTATTGAAAAAACTATTCCAACTGGATCACCTAGTGTTTTTGTTATTAGAGATCAATTAAATGTTATACTTGATGGTTTTTACATTGTTAGTTATGATATTAATAATAATAGATTTACTTTTACAGCAAATACACCTACTAATTCAATTACTCCTACTACTTCTGGTCATCTTTTTGGATTAGTTAATAATACAACATATACCGGAACATTTACAAGTATTTACCCTATAAATGTTCAATACGAAAATAGCATTTTTCTTAATGCGGATTTTGCAGTTGCGGCAAATGGTTTAGATAATATTAATAGTCAATATATGAGTAGTTCAACTATTATTGGACAAATACCTATTACTGTTCAACCTTATGATAATATTATTTATAATAGTTTTAAAAATACTAATGAATCTCTTGAATTATCTGTTATGAATGGTGGTTTTGATTGTGCTACTTTTTCTATTACCACAGATAAGGGTTATTTATTAGATCTTGCTTATGATTATACCTTTGTATTGAAAATAGAGGCTTATTCGTCAAATTAAAAATATATTATATAATATAAATGTCTATGTATGTCACTGATAATTATAATTCTGGGACTGGCGTCAGCTCTTTCTTTATTACTGGAGATTCTAATGGAGACAGCGTAACATCTAGTGTTTTTAAAAGTGGTATTATAAATAGAAATGGATATGATTCCCCTGGTATTGTAAATACTGCTCATAATTTAGGAACTGTTCCTAAAAAAATTACATTTTACGCTTTATTAAATAGTGGTAACGGTATTCCTATAATTAGTAATGGGGTTTTTGATGAAAGTGGTAATAATAGTATTAGATTATTTGGTAATAATATTGAAACTTCTAGCACATATAGTATATTTATTAATTATGGCATTTCAACATATCAAAGAGGTATTGTTAGTGTTGATGATACTAATATTATTATTAATTGGAGTGTTGGTAGTGATACATTAGCTGGTAATATATCTATTTTATATAGTGCTCAATCGTAAAACAAAGTTTTAAATGTTTGTTATTTTTTATTTTAATATCTTAATTATATTAAAATGTCATATACAACTGGCACAGGTCTTAATAGAGTTGACCTTGTTAGTAGTTCTAGTAATACTGTTGATTTAACTATTATATATAGTAACCTTTCCACATTAAGTAATAGTGATAATTTTTTAACATTAATTGATAGTAATTTACGCTATGGAATTTCTAATATTTCAGTTTCATTTTCAAATTACTGTAGTATTAGTCAAAATAATTCCGATAATTTAAATTTGAATAATGGATTAAGTAATTTATCAATATTTAGTAGCAATTTAGTTACCACAACACAAAAAAATGCTGATTTTACTAATATTAATATTTCACTTTCCAATTTACAAAATAAAGATGTTTTAATTGATTCATATTTAGCAACATTAGATGATACCGATACTGCAATACAATCTGATATTGGATTATTACAATTAAAAGATATTGAAATTGACGAGTCCATTGAAATTATTAATGATTCAATAATTAATTTATCTATTACCACAAGTAATTTTGTTACTAATATTCAAAAAAATGCTGACTTTGCTAATGTTAATATTTCATTATCAAATAATAATGTTGCTATTACCAATTTAACTAATAAAGAAATTATTGACGTTTTAAATTTAAACCAAGGTATTAGTAATTTATCTATTACAAGTAGTAATTTTGTTACGATTACTCAAAAAAATGCTGATTTTAATAATGTAAATGTTTCTTTAAGTAATCTTGATGATGAAGTAAATGCTTTAAGTGGTTTATCTAGTAATTATGTTACTCTTTCTGGAACTCAAACTTTAGTTGGAAAAACAATTGATTATTCTTTAAATACAATACTAAATTTACCAAGCAGTGGTGGGGGTGGAACTGGAAATGTTTCTACTGGTGGGGCCAATACTATTAATTATATTCCCACTTGGACTTCTAGTAGCGGTAGTAATTTAAATAATGGTCTTGATCCTTCTACATTTTTATATTTAGCCGATGGGAATATAATTAATACCGGAATTTCTAATAATATTACTAATTTAACTAATTTAACTAATAAAGAAATTAATGACGTTTTAAATTTAAACCAAAGTATTAGTAATTTATCTATAACATCTAGTAATTTTGTTACTACAATTCAAAAAAATGCTGACTTTGCCAATGTAAATACTTCTCTTTCTAATAATATTACCAATATATCTACTAATACAACTAATTTAACTAATTTAACCAATAAAGAAATTAATGACGTTTTAAATTTAAACCAAAGTATTAGTAATTTATCTATAACATCTAGTAATTATGTTACTACAATTCAAAAAAATGCTGATTTTGCCAATGTAAATACTTCTCTTTCTAATAATATTACTAATATATCTACTAATACAACTAATATATCTACTAATACAACTAATTTAACTAATTTAACTAATAAAGAAATTAATGACGTTTTAAATTTAAACCAAGGTATTAGTAATTTATCTATAACATCTAGTAATTTTGTTACTACAATTCAAAAAAATGCTGACTTTGCCAATGTAAATACTTCTCTTTCTAATAATATTACTAATATATCTACTAATACAACTAATTTAACTAATTTAACTAATAAAGAAATTAATAACGTTTTAAATTTAAACCAAGGTATTAGTAATTTATCTATAACATCTAGTAATTATGTTACTCTTTCTGGAACTCAAACTTTAGTTGGAAAAACAATTGATTATTCTTTAAATACAATACTGAATTTACCAAGCAGTGGTGGTGGTAGTGGAAGCACAAGCAATTATTATCTTAATGATCAACCTATTGGTGCTATTATTGATTATGTTGGAACTTCTGCTCCTACAAGTTGGTTAATGTGTTATGGTCAAGCTATTAGTAGATCTACTTATGCTGATCTTTTTACAATTATTGGAACTGCTTATGGTATAGGTGATGGTTCAACTACATTTAATCTTCCTGATTTAAGAGGTAGAGTGACTGCTGGTAAAGATAATATGGGAGGTTCTAGTGCTGATAGATTAACTAATTTATCAGGTGGTCTTGATGGTGATATTTTAGCAGCTACTGGTGGTAGTGAAAGTCATACTTTAACAATTGCACAAATGCCTAGTCATACACATAATACACAAACGAGTGCTAGTGGGTTCGGTAATAATACTGGACCTAATAGCGGAACTCTTAATGTTCCAACAAGTTCAACTGGTGGCGATGGAGCACATAATAATGTTCAACCTACTATTATTGTTAATAAAATTATTAAATACACTTTTTCTACTACTGCTGTTACTGTTTATAATTATTCTAGTATTGCTCCTGGAACGGTTTCGACTGGATCTACTAATACTATTAATTATATTCCTACTTGGTCTTCGACAAATGGAAGTAATTTAAATAATGGTATTGATCCTTCTACTTTGACAACTTTGACAGGAACTCAAACATTAACTGGAAAAACAATTGATTATAATTTAAATACAATACTAAACTTACCAAGTGGTGGTGGAGGAGGTGGTGGTGGAGGAACTGGTAATGTTTCAACTGGGACTACTAATACTATTAATTATATTCCAACATGGACTTCTACAAATGGAAGTAATTTAAATAATGGTATTGATCCTACTACATTAGTAACATTAACAGACACTCAAACATTGACTAATAAAACATTACAAAGTATTACTAATAATATTGTAGCTAATAAATTATATGCTGGTATTAGTAATGTTATTACAATTAATAATAGTCTTATCCCTGTTCAAACTAATGCTATTTTAACTGCTATTAGTGCAACTGAAGCTATGTGGAAACAACCTTCAAATACAAGCACAGTTCCTTTTACCCCTACAATTAATAATATATCAAATCCTTATAGAGTTAGAGCTTTTTCAACAGTAGGTCAAACTATTTCTACTGCTACTTATACTAAAGTTTCATATAATAGCGAAACTTATGATACTAATAATAATTTTAATAATGCAACTTATCGTTATACCGCAAGTGTTGCTGGCTTTTATCATATTGATGCCCAATTAGCTTACAGTAATGTTACAATTAATAAATTATATTATTTATGCATATATAAAAATGGTGTTATGGTTTCAAATAGTATTAATCAATCCGGTAATGCTATTGATTTTATAGGTATTACAATTAGTGATTGTATTCAATTAGATGTAAATGATTATATTGAAATATTTACTTATCAAAATTCTGGTGCTAATAATACGACTTATGTTGATTCTGCTCATTGTAATTTAAACATTTTATTAATTGCCGTAACAACCCCTAGTGCTATTTCTGCTCCTGTTTCATCTGGAAATATTGTATTTACACCTACTATTCTTAATATTCTTAATAATTATAAAGCAAGGGCTTATTTAAACACTACTCAAACAGGTGCTGTTACTGGAGCATTTACTAAAGTAAATATGAGTTCTGAAAGTTATGATACTAATAATGAATATAATACTACACTTTATAGATATGTTGTTACTAGTGCTGGTTTTTATCACATTGATGCTCAAATTACATTTACTAATATCGTTGCTAATAAAAGATATTATGTATCTATATATAAAAATAATGTTGCTTTAAATTATGCCGTTAATCAATCTGGTGGTGATACTAATTTTATTACTGTTAATAGTAGTGATATGTATCAATTAGCTGTTAATGATTATATAGAAATGTTTGCTCATCATCAAGCTGGTATTAATGTTGATATTTTAGGTGATTCATCTGGTATTTATAGTTATTTAACTATTTATATGACTGCATGCACTACTCCTGTTGCTATTACCGCAAGTGTTGTTTAATCTGTGTAAGTTAAATAATGTTTTATATTTCCAATTGGATGTAATCTAATAATAAAAGTCATTAAAAAATGATTATTTAATATTTTAATAGTTTCATTAAAAATAATTTTATAAGTATTGTCATAATTATATATTTTATTAATTATAGATTTTGGAAGATTATAAAATAAATTCATTTAAATTATATAAAAAAAAATGTTTAAGTTATAATAAATAATGGCATTAATTAACTCACCCAATCGTTTTCAATTTAATGTTTTAATGAATTCAAGTATTGGTTCTTTTCATGTTGATATTCCTAATTTTTTTGATAATTATTCTGCTACTAAATTTTTAGTTACTAGTGTTATTGGAAAAATGAATACTGGTATTTCAACTTGTTTTATTCATAGTAGCGCTTTAAGAAATAATGGTATTTTATATTTAGCGGATAATAGTAATGACTTAATAGCTACTACAGTTTTATCTGAAGTTGTTACTAATCCTATTAATATAAATAGTAAAAATAATGATATTGGGTTCATATTTCCCCATAATTTAATTACTGGTGGTGTTATTGATTTTACCATAAAAGATCATCTTGGTGATTTATTAAATGATTTAGAATATATTGTTATAACTATTGAAGTTTTTCAAAATTCTTAACCCTTGGCTTAGCGAAGCCTACTACGCTTTTGATAGACTTTTTCTAAAAGTCAAAGGAGGGGTTAAGGGGAACGTAGTTCCCCTATTTAGAATTACCACGGCTTATTTTGAAAAGTTTGTCAGGTGTTCTGACTATTTGAAAAAGAGTGCGAGCTTTACGTTGGCCGATAACATCAAACATTATTTATTATTACTTAAACATTTTTTTTTATTTTATTATTTTTATATTATTTCATTTTTAGTATTTTCATTTGTTTCAATTAAAGTTAATGGTTCACCTATTGTTTTAATTGGTTTTACATTTGGATGTTGTTTTTTATAATCATCTTCATTATCATATATTGTTATACCTTTCATATCACCTTTTACTGGTGGTATTGTTTTTTGTTCACGTTCCAATATTGATACATATTTTTTTCTTTCTATTTCTGGTAATTCGCTTATATAATTTTCATAAAAATATCCATATAATATTATATTTATTAAATATATACTTAACATTGGTTTATCTTGTTTAATTAATTCAAAATAATATTGATAATCGTCACTTTTTTTGTATTCTTCAAATAATTCTGTTAATTTTTCATTTTGAGTTTCTTCAAGTTTTGTAACAATATTTTCTTGGTTGGACATAATTTATTATTATTATTTTTTTTATTTATTAATTTCAACGGTAGAAAGACTTGGTTCCTTTTCTATTACTTTATTTTTTTTTGATTTACTTTTACTTTCTTTATTTTTTTCATTTTTAATTATAATTAAACTATCTAAATTTTGTTTTAATTCTAATTTGCTTTTAGTGTTATCAATTGTTAAAAATGAATGCGGTTCTTCTGTTGCTTTAAAATATATATCTGTAAATTGATCTGGAGTTAAACTTCCTGATACTATTTCATAAATATCATCTACAATTGACTTTGAATTATATCTATATAGCATTAATAAACGACTTTGTATACGAATTACTTTTGTTACTTGTTTTATAGCTTGAGCAAGAACAAATAAATTTACTCCTTTATGTCTACATTTTGTTGATAATTCACATAAAGGTGAATTTGGTCTATAACAAGGAGTGCAAATAAGATCATCAAATATAATGAAATTTATTGGATTGATTTTGTATCGTGGTTCTGCGACATTAGCTATATCATAATCTATCATTTCTAACATCATTACTTCGTAATTTGTTAATTGACTTATTTTTTTAACTTTTTTAAATTTTTTGTAAATTTTTACTATTTTTTGATATTCATTTGCTTCTTTTTTTACAATTGCTATATCATCCATTATATCTGCAAGTATTTTATCACTATAATCTTCATATACATCTACATCTGGGTCTAAATTTTTTAATGTATTAAATATTGGATTAGATTGATATGTTGGTGATATTAGTATAATTCTTTGAGGACATTCATCACCTTCCGTATTATATATTTTTTCACTTTCATAATATTTTAATAGTTTAACCAAAGTCCAACTTTTTCCTGAACCCGTCATTCCAATTAATAAACAAGTAAAAAAATTATAAGGAAGAGCTTTATTTTTTGATTGAGGATATTTGTTTTTATCTTTAAATTTAATTGGTTTGTTATCAAATCCTGGGATAGGTTGTAACTCCATTATTATTAACTTATAATATTTTTATTTTTTCAAGATTATCTAAATGTTTTTGTGTTTTCATATGTCTTTTTAATCCATATTTCATAATTAAACAACCACATTCACATTGTTCTTTTTCATTTTTATCAGTATAATTTTTATTTTCAATATATAATTTATGTTTTTTAGAGTTTAAATGTCTATTTATTCCATTTTTTCTTAAAATTAACCCACATTCACAAGTTGTCTTTTGTTTTTCATATTCACTTTTATATTCTTTAGTTTCATTTTTATATTCTTCTTTAGTTCTACCCGCTATATGTAAATTATATTTTGGTTTTAATTCACGAATTTTACTACCTTCATATCTTCTTAATTCATTTTTTGATTCAAAACATACATCTTCACATTCCCATCTTAAATCTTCAAATTTTATATTTGTTTCATCAAATGATTTATGAAAAGGTCTTCTTTTTATTAAAGACTGATCAATAATTAACCTTTTATGACTTGATTTTCTTTCAATAAAATTTGTTGTAGACCCTATATATAATAATTCTTCGTTATAATAAACATAATATATTGAACTTTTTGAATAATCACTTTTAGTTTTTGGCATAATTATTTTATAATATCTTATAATATATTATTATTAAATTATGTTTAAATAGTTTTTTTAATCTTAAATAAATTTAAGGTTTCCATCCGGGAAACAAACTTTGCATTTGCAAAATCATTTCAGGGTTCATTGCTGATTTTATTGGCTGTTGTCTAGCCATCGGATTTGATTGTTCTTCACGCTTTGGTTTTAAATTCATTTCTGGTTTTTTTTGAACTGTTCTTTTTAATTTTGGTGGTTCTATTATTTCTTGTTCAATTTCAAATTCTGATTCACTTTCAATTTCAGGTTCGGGTTCTTTTGGTTTTTTTAAAGATTTTGGTTTTGTTTTTAAATGTGCTAATTGGTCTTCTAGTTTTTTTATTGTTTCTTCTTCATTTTCCTCAATTAAATTATCTTTTGCTCCTATTTGAGCTCTTGGTTTTTTTTTTAGATTTGCATCTTTTTCATTAATATAACCAGCTTTAACAAATAATTCTTTTTTTCTTTCATTATGTTCAAGTATTTTAGCTTCGACTGCAAGTTTTCTCATTAATCGATCATCTTGTTTTATAGCTTTTTCGGATTTTCTTAATTCGCTTAATTCTTTTCTTACAGCACGAGCACGGACTCTAGCGCGAGCCAAATTTTCCTTATGAGCTTCTGTCATAGGTTTTTTAATTCTTCCTGTTTTTGTATATTGAATTTCTGGTTCAACCAATACTTCTTGTTTTTTTATCTTTTTTTTTAATTTTACTGGTTGAATTTCAGTTTCATCTTCACTTTCACTTAAAAGACTAGCTATACTCTCAGTGTCGTCTTCACGTGACATTATATTATTTAATATTATATCTATAAAATATAATAATTTTTTTAATTAGCTTATAAACTATAATAACATTTTTGTAGTTTTTTATTGGTTTTTATACATATACTTTTTACATATTTTACCAATACTTTTATACATACTTTTAATCATAATAATTAGATACCATTGGTCCTCCTAATGAATCGTCATTATCAAATCCCGGTGGACCATTAAACCCTTTTGATATAGTTTTTTGGTCTTCTGCTTTTACATTTACGTCATCTTTTTGAGTAAATTTTTCAACTGGTTTATCTAATGGAGTATCTCCGATTTTTTTAACATCTTTTGTTAATTTATTATATAATCGTAAATTTTTGTCTATTTCTTTTACAACATCAAGATTATTCACATTATTTTTTCGTTTTAAAGCATTTAAACTTTTTTTTGCTGAATAAAAAAAATCAAATGCTTTTGAACCTACTGATATTGCACCTGCAATCCCTTTTGTTACGGGGTCTGGGTCAGAAGCAAATACTAATCCTGATATCATTCCTACAAATTTATTATAAGCTTCTATTGCATCTAATGTTTCATCATTTAAATATTTATCATCAATTTTTTGAAACCAATTTTTGGGCTGACCATTATTATCAACAGGAGGGGAAAAAACGACGCGTTCTTTATTTCCATCTTCATCTACTGTAAAACCTCTAGTTGTTGTTGTATTTTGAAATGATTTTAATCGAGCTTCAGACATTATACTAGTTGGAATTAAAGCAGTTCCTGATTGATTTACTATTTTTGGTGGTGTTACTGATGCTAAATGGTATATTCTTATTATTTCATGGGTTTTTTCATCACAACTAAAAATTAGTCCATAAGCTGCTTCAACAATTTCACGAACCATTTATATTAATATTATATTAAAAATTATATTAATCGTTTTTTTTATAGATTTTTTTTCTTTATATTAATTAAAAAGAAATGGATATTGTTCATTGTTGTTGTGGTGATAAAGTTTATGGTTGTCAATTCGTTTTACATATTAAAACCATTAAACATAAAAATAAAATAAAATATAATGCTTATAAAAACTTATTGAGTTTGAAAATAAATTGACCGAAAAAATGGCCCTGGAAAATACAGAATTGCACTATATGCCTAAATGCTATCTATAAATTATTAAAAATTATAGGGGTTTTTTAATAGGGGAAGAGTTGTTTTCAACCTACATTTTTAACCTCCCCATTTAATACCAAAGCTTTTCTTTATATATATATATTATATTACTTTAATTAAGTAAATAATATAATATATATATAGGTTAGAATGGTTGGGGAGGTTGTTTTCATAATCAAATATAAAAAAATAAAAAAAAAAAAAAAATGATGTCATTTTTTTAAAAAAAAAAAAAAGTGTAAATTGAATTTTTTCAAGTCTGCGATGGCATCCATCCTGCAACATGTTTTTACATATAATTTTCAACATCAAACCAATTTTTAGCATTAGGATATAATTTCAATACTTCTTGCTTTTCAAGAACCATTGTATATTCAGGCATATCCTTATAGAAAGTAATATACCAATTATACATATCCTTATTAAATACACGTTTAGCATTCCTTTCAAGGTCTTTATAATATTTATATTTACAAGCATAATCTGTTTTTAAAAATATATTCCAATAAATTTTAGGATTTTTTAATTCTTGTAAAACATTTTTAAAATTTTTAAAATTTTTTTTAAAATTAAAATTTTTACAATTTTTGCATTGGTGGTTATATTTATATGTTTTTAAACAGTGGTTACATAGTATTATATGATCATTTAATAGGGTAAATACACTTTCATCTTCAATATTTAAAAATTTAAAAAATTCATATTGACCATAACCAACCTCCCTATAGTTTTTAGTCCAATAAACATTATCATCATTTCTTTCTTTACAAATTATATAGGTAAAATAAGAAATTTTAACTTTTTTATATTGGGGGTCATTAAAATATTTAAAACTCATAAATAATTCAATAAATGTAATTTTTGTTTAAATATTATTTTCAATTTTTATCATTTTTTAATAAAAAAAACATAATTTTTTTATTTGGACATTCTGGTTTTTTTGAATTTTTTTTACATTTTTATCCAAAAAATGATAAAAATTGAAAACTATATAAACATATTTTTATATATTATAAAATAACTATGACGACCACTACATTATCAATGAATTCAATTAATTCAGATTCAAATAGTGATAATCAAATGGTTTGTCGAGAATTTTTTAATATGCTTAATATAAATTGGGAACCAATTGATATTGAGCAAAAAAAAATGAAAGATGGAAAAATAAAAAAAACTCCTTTAAAAGTTGGAAATTCAACTTATGGATATTTTCCAAAAAATACTGATTTTACAACTAATCTTTTAACAGATGAAGAATTTTTAAAAAGGCAAAAGTTTTACCAAGCTGTTGATTATGTAACACATGATACTTCAAAAATTCAAATTATCGATATTGATGATATTGAACTAACAAAAGAAGCTATTGATACATTAATTTCCAATAGTCCATATTATTTAAGTGTTTCTAAAAATTTACCACATATATTTGCTATAATTGAAGATCCTGAAAATTGTCCATTAGCAAAATATATAATGTTAGACAATCCAAAAATTGATATTTTAAATAGTCAATGGGCTTGGTGTGGATCCGACCAAATTATTTATAATGCTAATAATTCTATAAGAACAATTAATAGTAGTTTATTTAAAAAGAAAAAAGAAAAAAATGTTCCTATTAAATTAGAAAATGTTAAAATGATAGAAAATGAAAAAAAAGGAGAAAAAAAAATTCAGCTAAAAAAAGGAGATTTTGAGGTTCCAGTAGAAATTTTAGCTGAAATTATTAATGGATTTCCTAATGAATTTAGTGATCCATATGATACTTGGACAAAAATAGTTTGGGGTATATATAACATTTCATCTGAAAATAAATATTTAAAAAAATATGGTAATAAATTAATTCATGATTTCAGTAAAAAAAGTTTAAAATATGATTCAGAATCTGTAGATGATTTTATTTCCAAATGTAAGTATGATGACATCGGTATTCATTATGGAACATTAATTCAAATGTTAAAAGAAGAAAATGTCGAATTATATATGTCAATATGTAAAAAAATGAATGTTATTAATAATAGTTATTTAAAAGTAAAAGAACGATTTGAAATAAATAAATTTAAAGTTATGTATCCTTTGGCATTTTGTGTAATAAAAGAAAATGAAGACCTTGAAATGTGTAAAAGAGCAACATTTAAAGAATCTTTTGAAAATTTATATTATTATCACGAAACAAGATCAATTGAAACAGGAAAAATAAGTATTAAAAGAAAACAATTTGTAAAAGATTGGTTATTAGACGAAGATATTAGAACATATGATAAAATAGATTTTTTACCACCACCTTTGGAATGTAACGAAAATACTTATAATTTATGGTCAGGTTTTGCTATTGAAAAGAAAATTGATTATATTGATAATATTGATTACGAAAATGATGAACATATTATTAAATTTAAAAATCATTTATTAATTTTACATAATAATAATATTGAACATACTAAAAGAGGAATTGATTGGGTAGCTCATAAAATTCAATATCCAGCAATAAAAATCGAAAGTGCTTTAGTGTATAAAGGTGAAGAAGGGTCTGGAAAAAATACATTTACAGATATTATTAAAAATATATTTGGTTCCAAATTATATTTTGAATCTGGAAATGCAGCAGATGAAATCTTTTCTAAATTTTCAGTAGCAGGAAAACATAAATTAATTAATGTAATTAATGAAAGTAGTGGAAAAGATAATACTAAACATTGGGAAAAAATAAAACATATGATTACTACTCATAATCAATGGTATGAAATTAAAGGAGTAACTATGTTTGAAATGAAAGATTTAAGAGATTTTGTATTTTTAACAAATAATGATTTCTGTTTACCAATTAATAATCGTCAAAGAAGATTTTTTCCAATTGAAACAAGTGAAGAATTAAAAGGAAATTGTGAATATTTTAAAGATTTTTATACAACAATTGTAGAAAATGATTATGCATTAAGAAAAATTTATCAATATTTATTACAATTAGAAATTACAAGCAACTTTAGAGAAATTCCAGAAACTGAACTTGGTAATGATATTATAGAAAATAATTTAGACTATGAAAGTAAATTTATAAGATCATTTGCTTATGACCAATATGATAAAAACAATATTACATTTATAATGACAAATTTAGAATTCTTTACAGAATTTCAAAAATTTTTAGAAAAATATCATATTACATTACAAGGTTATAATGCTTTAAAATTTGGAACAAGAATTAGTAGAAAAAAAATAACAGGTATTACAAGACCAATTGATGGTAGAAAAGATAAATATTATATTAATATAAATGAAATATTTACTTGGTTATTACATAAACAAATAATTAAAAAGGAAGATATTCCAATTAAAAAAGGAACAAATTTGATTCATAATCAAAACCCAGAAATTACTATAAGTTAAAATTCAAAATCATAATTATTAATTTCCAATTCAATTTTTTTTATTGCAGCAACATTAGTTTTCCATATTTCAAACTGTTCTCTAATTAATTTATTTTCATTAATTTCTTTTAAATTACAATTAACTTTTTCAAGAATACCACTTGCCAAAATATAACGTTGTTCATTTTTTGATTGTTTTATTTTATTAAAACCTAATTCAATAGTTGCTAATCGTTTGTTATTAACAATTTCTTTTAGTTTAGTTAATCTTTCAATATATAAATTTTTTTCATAATCAAGTCTTTTTTTAATTAAAATATTTGCTTCTTTTTTCTTTTGAATATTTTTAGCAACAATAAATAGATTTTTAGATATATTATGTGTAAGATGCATGTTTATAAATTCACAAACATGTTGCAATGAAACTCTTTTAAAATAAGTTTCAATACATGTTTTATCTTTACAAACACGGTTATATGTGTCTCCATCATTAAAATTTTGACAAACTACACATAAATAATTACCCATTATTTGTTGAGTATCCCAAATATATTTTTGTTGAACATATTCTTTTTCTTTTATCATATTTGGAAATAATGTTGTAATACATGAACTACCAATTGGTTCTAAAATTTTACCATTAATTATATTTTGAATAGTATAACATTTTTTTATAGTTGATTTTTCACATAAACATCTCATTCGAACATTTCTCCAATCTTCAACTTCCCAATACTTTTTAATTTCCCAATCCCCTTTTATATCTTCAAATGTAATTGAAGAATCAACCAAATCTGTATCAATAGAATATTTAAGAATAAAGTTTTTTAATTCCTTCTTCATATTAATTTTTTTTTATTGAATTTAATTACTATTTATAATAAAAAATATGTTTAAATAATAATTAAATTTTTCTTAAAAATCAATGAAAAATTAAAATTTTTTAAATAATGTTTATTCAGATATATTTTTTAAAAAATATATACGTTTTATTATTTAGAAAGATTATCTTATTAATAATATAATGACAAGAGAATATAATCATATAAAAAAATTATCTGTTGAAGAATTAATGGTTGAATTAAAATTAAATGAACCAACTGCAGAAGAAGTTCATAAAGAATTATTAAGAAGACAATTATCAAATAAATTACATTCAAAAAAATATTATCAAAAACACAAAGAAAAAATAATTGCAAAAAGAGAAGAAAGAAAAGCAAAAGATCCACAAACTTATTTAGAAAAACAATGTAATTATCAAAAAGAAAAAAGAGCATCATTACATTATCCTTTTACTTGTGAATGTGGTAAAACAATTTTAAAAGTATCTGAAAAAAAACATTTAGTATCACTTAAACATAATGAAATAATGAAAACAAAAAATGAAATAGTAGAATCTGTTCCAATATAATAATAAATATATAAATATATAACAATGAATGAAAAAATAGATGAAAACACAATAGAAAAAATAGATGAAACTATTTATGAAAAAAATATAATTAATATAATTAATGAAGCGCAAAAAGATATAAGATATCATAAAAATAGTATAACAGAAATTAGAGCAAAATTAAATATGTTAAAAAAAAGTGTTATTAAAGTAAATAAAATGACAGACGAGATACAAAAGATTGTAAAAATAACACCAGAAGCAGAAAGATTAGCAAAACAAAATAAAGCATACCCAATAAATAAAAAAATATTAAATTTATTTAATTTACCAAGTGATACATTACTATCCAATGTAAATTTAATAAAACAATTTCATCAATATATAACATTTAATAATTTAAGAAATAAAATAATTAGAGAAAAAATAACACCAGATGATGCTTTAAAAGATTTATTTGAATTAAAAGAAACAGATGAGTTGACTTACTTTAATTTAGACTCTCATATTAAATCAAAAAGAAGGCCACCATGAGTGAAAATGGAGAATCAACAGTTGAAACAGTAATAATAGGTAATGAAGATAGCGATGAAGGTTCAACAATAGATTCAAAAATAACATTTATAATATATAATACAAAACATAGAATAGATGAAAATTTAAAAATATTAGAAATAGAAACAATCAAATTAAACGCAAAAAAAGAGCTTATAGAAAATCTTATTGAAGGTATAAACGAAATACAATTTAATGAATTATTTGCAGACAACGAATCTCATTGAACAATTTGAAAAAATAGAACCTGAAAAAATATTATCTCATAAAGAATTAATGCAATTATTTAAAGAAGAATTAAACAAAAAAAAAGAAATAGTATATTTAACAATTTATACAAAAGATTATATAGATGATCCAGATTATTATAAAAAAGCAAAGTTGTTATATCAAAATTATTTAAAAGATACCGATTTAATACAAGTAAGAATTAGTTATCCAAATAATCAAAAAAAAACAATAAATACACCAATATTAAATAAAGCAGAAGCAATGAATATATTAAAAATATTAACAGATAAATAGTTTTTTAAATTATTTTCTTTATTATAATAAAATGGAAAAACAATTATCAGCTCATTATATAAAATATAAAGATATTATCCAAAAATGTAATAAAGCATATCATGAAGCAAATAAAGAAAAAATAAAAATGGAAAGAAATTTAAATAAAGAAAAATATGCAGAATTAGCAAGAAATTATTATAAAAAGAACATAATAAAATTAAGAGAAACAAATAAAATTCTTAGTAGAAATTATTATGAAAAAAATATTGAAAGAGTAAGACGTATAAATTTGGAAAGATATAATAATAAAAAAGATATATCAGAAATATGTATATGTGGAACAGAAATAAAAACAGTAAGTAAAAATATACATTTTAAATCAAAAAAACATCAATTATTTGTTAATTCAAAAAACAATTTAGATTTAATAGCAACAATTATTCCCAGTGAAAAAAAATAAATAAATCTTTAGACTTATACATAAAAATAAAATTAATAGTAAAATAAAATAAAAAAGAAACTAAAAATATAGTTTCAAAAAATATATATTATTTAAAAATAATTAATTATCACTATCACTATCATGTTCCTCATCATCAGAATCATTAATTTGACTTCTCAATTCATATAAGAAACATAATTTAATTCTATGAATTTCAAGTTGTTTAATAATGCTTTCTAAAAGTTCATTAAAAAATTTAACTTTTCTATTAATATATATTTTAGTTTCGTGAGTATCTTCAATTTGTAATTCATCTAATAAAGTAATACCAAATTTATATTTAACACGATCTGTATACAAATCATTTCTTTGTTCATTTAATGTTTCAATTTTTTCATCAATTCTTTTTTGATAATAATTACGTTTAATACGCGTAATTACAGCTTTATTCATACAAATACGGTTTTGTCTAAGTTCATTTTGTCCATCATCAGTATCAGAATCAGTCATTTTAAAAGTTTAAAAAGTCCGAGTAATAAATAAAAATTATGAATCAAATTTTCAATTTTTCTTAAAAAACGAA